AGAGTCTGGGGATGGACGCGGCAGACGTCCTCGGACCATGCGAGTCCGACGCCAAGTCACACACAATTTATAATCTCGATCAAAAATATGTGCGACTCTACGATCGCCAATGGTTCCAGTGGGTTTTCTTCTTCTCCACAAAATCCGGTGTCCACCCAACTCGCTAATGTTCAGTCGACGAGCAAGTACCGGATGAAGGTGTCGACATATAGCACGGATTTTTTCAACACGTTTCAACACGGCAAGGCGGACGACGTATGGGACGAAACGACCGCGTCCGGTGCGACCGTCACGTGGGATCCGACTATGAGCTCCGTCAATTGTCTCGTGACAAGCACGCCGGGTTCCAAAGCGATTCGCCAGACGAAAAACGTCATGCGCTACATTCCAGGCCGTCCGGCTGAGTTTTCAACCGCGTACTTCTGGGGAACGCCCGTGAGCGGGATCAGGAAGAGAATCGGGCAATTTGATGAAAATGATGGATTTTTCCTCGAACAGGACGCCACTGGTGAATACTACTGCGTTATTCGAAGCTCGACGACCGGATCTGTAGTCGAAAATCGTGTAGCTCGTTCGAGCTGGAACGGCGACAAGCTCTATGGGAGTGGTCCGAGCGGTGTCATTTTGAATAAGAATGCGACGCAGGTCATCGTCGCCGACTACGAGTGGTATGGCGCCGGTGCCATAAAATTCAGTTTCGTCATCGGCGACAATACGGTCATCATCCACACGTTCTATTCGGCAAACATCCTCACCACGCCTTGGTGCTCAACACCCTTCATTCCCATGCGCGTGGAGATTGAAAATGTGTCTTCGGGCCTGGGTGATTCCATGTTTCATTTTTCGCAGTGTCATTCCAGCGAGGGGGCGTCCGACAATCTCGGAACACCCGTGACTATATCGACGCCGATCACGGGCATCAATCTGACGGCAGCGAACACTTTTTATCCCGTTCTTTCGATTCGACTCAAGTCGACGAACGGGGGCCTGCACGCTGTTGTCGTTCCTCAAACACTCCAGGAGGGTACGCTCGACAACGCGTTCGTGTTTTTTAAACTCGTGTTGAACCCTACGTTGACCGGAGCCAATTGGACCAATCACCCCACGACTGCGAGCAGTGTTCAGTACGACACGACATCGACGGCATACACGGGTGGAACAATCCTCGAAGAGGGGTTTGCAGCCACCGGTACCAACAACATTCTGCTCCTGAACAGAGACCAGACTGGAAATTTTCAGCTCGGCCGAACGACGCTCGGTACAGTCAGTGACATTTTGACGGTCGTCATGGCGGCCACCAACGCAAACAAGACGGCCATCGCCGTCCTGGGTTGGATTGAACAGCGATGAGTCGGGGCAATCTTACTAATGAGTGGACCTCATTTGAGTTTTCTATTTTTGATCGAGATTATAACTAGCAGGCCGAGCAACGCGACGCCGACCAGGATCATGAGCTTTTGCTTTTCGCCCGTACCTTCCCATGGTACGGGCGGCGGGAGGCTCGCGGGTCGTTCTGGGTTAATCGGGACGTGTTCGGCCTCGAAGCGGAGTAAGAACATGTTCCGGCCCAGATCACTCCCGGACCCCGAGGCGTCATAAAAGACGTTCCCGTTATTCGGCTGGCGCCACGTGATCGTCAACCGATCGATCTTATCAATTCTTGATGGAAATTCAGTGGTGATCCGATAATTCGCATTGTAGAACTCGTCGTTACCCTGGACCTTGATGGGGATCGTCGCAAATGACCCGTAAAAGGCGTTGGCCGTCGGGACCATCAGATTGCTCGTCCCGCGGGCCTGGAGGGACGCCGCCGTCAAGTGCGTCGGGGTCCTGAGTTCCAGAATATCGAGCGTGATGAACTGGGACGTGTTCATGCCGGGCAACATGGCCGTCAGGAGCTCAACCTTGGAGACGTTCCGGATCGGGGTCGTCAGATGCAAAGTGTAATTGTTTGAATTTGGAAACAAAATTTGATCCCGATTATTCGAGTCCGCATAGACCACATACTCTTGGGGCATCTCTAGTAAGATCGTAGATCTTATTTACCCTGCTGGGTCACGAGCCAAGGGAACACGCGGTTCCCAGGGACTCGGTCCTTAGGCCTGCGCCTCGCCCCAGAAGAGGTTTGCTTGAACATTTGCAATAGATGCCGTGGAAAGGTTAGTGATAGTAATAAGAAGCACGTCAGGTCCGTCGGGGAATTGCTGGTTTCCACCGATGACCGAGTTGGACATCTCCTTGAGACCCGAGAGGTCCAGGTTATTCTGATTAGCGGCCTGGACGATTGTCGATAAGATGCGTTCGCCAGGCAGAGCCACGCCGCCGATTAATTCGCCCGGATAGATCTGGGCGAAACTTGGCTGAGATCCAAGGGCGACCGTATTGACGTTTATCCACCGGGTCGGATCGAATGTCACGCCGGTGGGATTGAGTATACCGGTTGTATTGACGGTTCGGTCGCTCGTAATCTCGAGCTTTTGAAGCAGGATCTGCGCGCGATTCACGAGTTCGCGCGCGCCGATATCGCCGACGACGCCGTTCGACACCGAAGGCGCCAGGCGAATCGCAAAAGCCGATCTCGTTTGAGTTGCGGACAATGTGATGGACGTATTGGCATAATTGAAAAAGTAACCGCGGTCCTGGTCGAATGAACCATCCATGAGGAGAGCCGAGCCCCAATGGGTAAGGCTCGGCGCGCACGTGACGCTCAGAAGGTTCACGGACGTCGTGGTCGCATGGTTCGAGGAGGGGGCGCCTGTGAATGTGCGGGCAATGTCATTCACGTTGTAGTTGAGCGCGGTCGCGCGCGTCAGTCCCGTGAATCCGGTGGTCGTCTTGGCCGCGTACGAAACCTGTTCGTTGTCGATGAGGAGCGTCCCGGAAGGCGGGAAGAACAGCGTGCTGTCCGTGACCGTGATAGACGTGTCGGTCGGGCCCATGTGCGCCGCCAGGGTCGTCGCGGCCGCACCAGTCTCGTTCATGATCTCGTAACGCACGGGCATGTTACCTGTACGCATATAGGCCTCGTCGTTCACGTTGTTGTTCTTGATGCGATGGGCGTAGACCCAATTGCCGTCGACGCCGCGCATCATAAAGTCGACGAAGCCGGCGCCGTACCAAGTGTACTGGAGCCCGACCATCTGCATCTTCGAGGCGTCAAACTTGAAGCCGGACGCGCCCGCGCCGTCGATCGTGTCGCGGTTGAACAGATTCTGGGGCGTCCGCAGATCCTTAATCTTGCACGCCTTGATCTGCGCCGAGGCCGTGATCGACGAAGCTCCGCGGTACGGCGGGTTGAACGACAAGAGACCCTGGCCCTGAATCTGGACGACCTGGTGCGTCATGCCGCGGATGACGAAGCGATCGTCCACCTTGAGTTGATCGGCAAAGCGCGTGTTCGAGGTGTTGAAAGTGGTCGACGTAAAGTCGCCCGCGGCCGCGAAAGCGACGGTCGATGGCGTGAAAGACAACGTGACGGCCGAGGCTGCCTGGACCGCCGTGACCCAGACGGGCCCGAGGGACTCGTACCCACCGAGCGTGTAGGCCCAGTCGCCGACCGACAGGGTTCGGTTGAGGCCCGTGACGCTCACGTTCGAAGACCCGATGGGAATTGCCGGTACGCCCGTCGCCGACGAGACTGCGCCGGCGTTGGTCGCGGTAATCTGACCGGCCATGCGCTGGCCCTGGGGATCGACCGTTATGTACCCGTCGAGCTGAAGCGTCGACGTGCGCCGAGTCACGTAAAGAGTCTGGCCGTCGAACTCCCAGAACATGCCGTTCTGGTCGTCGAACGTACCGACACGGACCGAGGCGCCGTGCCAAGCCGAGATGATGAATCGGGGCTGCTCTGCAAACTGGACCACCGTGCTGGCCGGATAATTTATGCTTGAATTTACAACAAGAGTCTTCGAGTCGGTGACAGAAGCGATCGTGTACGTTCCGTTTATGGTCGAAGGCGAGGCGACACCCTTGATGATGATCGTCGCGCCATTCTGAGGAGCGCCGTGAGGAATATCGGTCGTGATGGTGATCTGCGTACCGGAGACCGTCAAGAGCGCAACGTCATTGTTGGGTGCGAAGAGAGTACCGGACGACCAGAGCAGGCCTTTGCCCGACTGGTACCGGAAAACCTTCTTGGACTGGCGGACGATCGCGGCGCCGTGTGAAGGTTGATTCGTACCCAGGATCACGCCGCCGTCGTAGGGGCGGTGAATGCTGAACGAGTATGGCTGTGGGTAAATGTTCGAAGCGGCTAGACTGACGGTCACGGTCCGGTCGCAGACGACGTTGAAGGTGTTGGCGCTCAGAACGTTCGAGACGAAGAAGTTTCCGTTGAACGTCAGGCCCGAAGCGTTCGAGGTGATGGGCGTGCCGGCCACGAGGCCGTGAGCGTTGGACGTGCGGATGGAGACGTTCGTACCCGGTGCGACATCGGCGCTGATAAACCCGACCGGAATCTCCATCTGGGACGAATTGAAGATGCCACCCTTGCGGATGACGGTGTAAGGCGTCGAAATGTTCGAAAGGCTGGTCAGAATTTGACCCTTGGCGACGTAATTGCACGTGTTCGCCAATGCATTCACGTTCGAGACCAGGAAGAAGCCTTCGGCCCGGCCCGACTTGCGGTCCGAGCTCGACAGGCCGGAAACTGATAGAACTGAGCCGACCGAAACGGAAGATGCACTAGTAATTGCATTCGCAAAGTAGACGATCACGTTCGCTCCGAGTGTGCCGTCGACCTGTACGTTCGAGATGGTAAAGTCCGTCCCGGGAAGTTCAAAAAAGCTCGGAAACTTGCGGAGCTCCTGGTACGTCTGCCACTTGGTCGCCTGCAGGCCGTACTCAAAGTCCGCGTCGATCAGAGATTGACCCAGAGACACACGCTGGCGTTCGATAGCGTCCGTCCCAAAATCATAAGGGCGCGTCTGGATGATACCCTGATATGGGCTCCCCTGAGTGCCGTTGATGTTCATTACTTAGTACTCACTTTTTTAGTTTGCCGATTCAATTTCGAGCGTAAAAGCCCAGTCGAGGCCGTTGTTATTCAGGATATTACCGAAGCGGTCCAGGACCGTCACCGTCAGGCGGTCCAGGCGGTTCGAGCGGTCCGTAAAAAGAACCTTCTGGTCCCAGTTGTTGCTCTCCGTGTAGTTGAGGATCGAGCCTGATCCCCCAGTCACTGGCACCTTGTACGTGATCTGGGACGGGTCGAGCGAGGCCGTCCCGACTTCGCCGATCCAGATGGATATGTACATGTCGAAATTGATTATGTACGTGTTGGTCGCCGTGACGTTCGTGCCGACCTGGCCGTTCGTGAACCCCATCAGGGCCGCGAGGGACAGGGGCGCGACCACGAACGTCAGCGAGCCCGAGGCCGAGACGAACTGGATCTTGTTCGAGACGGGCCCGATGCTGAACTCGCCGACGCCGGCCGTCACGAGGGCGTTGAGGCCGTTAATGAAGGACGTCGCATTGTAGTTGCCCGGGGCTAGCGTGTACGTCGTCGTGTTCAGTACGAAGCTGTTGTACGGGGCCCGGACGTTATAGAACCCGACTGGGATCTGAGCGTCCTTGAGGGCGACGCTGCGGACTGCACGATGGCGATTTCCGAGGATCGCAGTGAGCTGGAAAGGATTCCCATTTAATTTAGAAATGGAAGCCTGACCGGCCGAACCAGTCACAGTCGTCACGTTGGAGGTTGAGCCCGTGTCAACGTGAATCTGGTACTTATTCATTATTAGATACTAAGGGTTTATTTCTCCAGCAGAGAGCCGCCGACGCCATCGGCGATCGCATAGTCGCGCATCTGATCGCGGACCATGTCCGAGCCGCCGCACAGGCCACCTGGGGTCAGGCCCAGGGTGTAGTAGTCGGCCTTCTCGCTCGGGCCTGGGGTGCACTCCAGGCTCGGCTTGATCTCGAACAGGCTCTTGGGGTCCTTCTGGACGTTCGGGCCCGGGGTGATGGTGATGTCAGCGCCCGAGTAGCCGCTGGAGCGGGCTCCACGGACCAGCAGGACCAGGATCGCCACGAGCAGACCGATGATGAGGGCGTGGACCGTCAACTTTGCAACCTTGTAAAGCGCCATTTGATTTTTGTCAACATTATTTTCGGGACCCCCTGCGTTAAAGCCAACGAGGACTTTTCTTTAAAAGTTCTAGAGATGGACCTCACTTTCGATACTGGCGAAGGAGCGACCATGAAGTTGAATGACGACGAGCAGAACCTGCTGGATGAGATTTCGTTTCAGGTGCCTGCGAAGAAGACGGTCAGTTTCAAGCCCAAGCCGGCCCGGCCGAGCCCGTTCGCCAAGCGGGCTCCTGGCCCGTCCATGCGCGAGTCGGCCCCAGACGAAGGCCTGGACATGTTCGTGAACCCTGGGAAGCGGAACGCTCCGATGCCTCCGCCCCCTGAGGAGTTTGACGACGGAGAGGGTGAGTACGAGGACGATGAGCAGCAGGGTCCTCAGGGCGGCGGTGGTGGCGGGGATCAGACGCCCTCTGAGGGGTACAAGACGATCGAGGACGAGAAGGCCGATCTGCTGAATAAGATTTCCCGCCTCGTCAAGAAGGGCATCGCTTCGAGCCAGCGCCTGACGATCTACTCGGACATCGAGGAGGTCCGGACCGAGTACAAGCGCATGACATACTCCATCGAGGTCGATCGTTCTATAAAGTTCCAGCGTCGCATGCTGATTGCCTGCGTGACGGGTCTGGAGTTCCTGAACGACAAGTTTGATCCGTTCGACCTGGAGCTGAACGGCTGGTCCCAGAACGCCATGGAGAACGTCGAGGATTACGATGGCGTCTTCGAGGAGCTGTACAACAAGTACAAGACGAAGGTCCAGGTTGCACCCGAGGTCAAGCTGATTATGATGGTCGGCGGCTCGGCCATGATGTTCCACCTGACGAACAGCATGTTCAAGGCGGCCGTGCCGAATGTGAACCAGGTGATGCAGCAGAACCCAGAGCTGATGCGTAACATGGTCGCGGCGGTCGAGCGCACGAACAACAACCAGCAGCAGGCTCGGGGCCCCAACGCACCCCGCGAGATGCGCGGACCGGGTATGGATTTCGGTTCCCTGATGAATATGATGGGTCCTGGAATGCCCCAGGCGACGCGCACGGGTGGTGGCGGTGACACCGAGTCCGTGTCGGACATCGTCTCGGTCGATGCGGGCGACCACGACACGCGCGAGGTTTCCATGGGCGACAAGAAGAAGCGCGGGCGCAAGTCTTCCAAGAAGGAAGTTTCTCTGTAAGTAATAGTAAGATATGGATGATTTCATCAAAAAATTGAAACAGGCTCTGCCCGAATCTGGGGAGGCGCCACCACCTATCGCATCTGGCACTTCCGGTGACTGCATTAAAGACGACAAGTTGACTCAGGGCGATCCGACGGGCCTGAATTGCTGTTCACAGAACGGAACACACGGCAACTGGCGCGCCGGGTTTTTTTGCACCTCGCCTCAGGGCCTCACGTTTACGAGCACGTGGAAGGGGTTCCCGGTGTGGTTCTGGATCGTCTTTCTGGTTGTTTTCCTGACGGTCATTCTCACTAAAATTTTGTCACGCTAAAGTAACGTGAGATGGTGCTCTCATACGCACCATTTGACGATCCGGTGGCCCCGAGACCGCCATCCTATATTCCAGAACACGTCCAGCAGGCCCTGGCCCCGCGGCCGATCGAGCGCGACGCGACAGAGTGTAATTACCTGATTATGTTCTTCGTGGCGGGCGTGTTTCTCTTAGGATTGGCAGATGCGATGTGATGAGCGAAAAATAAGAGTCAAAACAATTAGAATGGGGCAATACAAGTTCATGTCTTGGTACCGCCTCAAAAGCAATCAGGATCACCTGTTTCTCAAGATTTCCGGTCGTGGATATCTTGACGAACAGCCCACGTCTATCGAGGACGCCGAAGCGTTCGCGCTCGAGACGATCGAGGCGACCAAAGAGATGCACGACATCATGGCCCAGGACAAGAGGATCCTGGTCGTCAAGCTCGATCTTCGTGATTTTTCGTTCGAGGAACTCAATTTTGGGCCCTTTATGAAGTACGTCTCCAGGGCCGCGAATCAGGGGATGGAGATGGCGTACGTCGAGGTTTACGGCGCGAGTTCGTACTGGAATTACATTGCCGCATTTTTGCCAAAGTACACGCGCGATCGTATAGTTCTAAAATAGACAGACGCCCTTACCGAACACCTTGGCATCCTCCACCTCGACCGCGCCCGTTTCAAAGCCGCCCTCCCGGTAGACCTTCACGCGTTTGCGGTACATGGCGAAGAACACGGACCAGTGGTCGGCGACGTCATAAATCAGTGGCGCGTTCGCCTTGCCCGGAGTTTCACGCATAATGCGCCCGATGGATTGCTTGATGTCAGACTTGGGCGTCGCCAGGATGACCGTGTCAAGCGCCGGAATGTCGAGACCCTCATGGGCCAATTGGAACGTCGCGATGACCGCAGGCGCCTCGGCCGATTTCGCCAAGTCGGCCTCTTTCATACCGCCTATGTAAAGTCCGGACTTAGAGCCAAGTTGCGTTTGTAACCAAATACAATGTTCCCGGCGATCCGAAAGAATAAGGACGCGTCGTCCGAGCGCGAGAGCCTCCTCGGCCGTCCGGAGTATGAGTCGGTTCCGGCCCTCGAGTTCAGTCAGGACGTTAATCATCCCGGCCATGTTAATCTGACCAAAGCGCGTTACGGGTGGGGCCTCCTTGAAGGCGTCACACGCGTAATTGAGCGTCACAACCCGTGTTGTCCCTTGGTTCTGCCGCTCGATCCGGAAGAACTCGGGACCGAGGAACCAGTACAGGAGGCGCGTCAGCCCATCTTTCCTTTCTGGCGTCGCAGTCAGTCCGAGAGTATATTTGGGACAAATTTTAAACATAAATTGAGAGAACGCTGGAGCGCCTATATGGTGGGCCTCATCGACCACAAGTAGGCCGATCGAGTCAAAGGCCTTCTCGGGGAACTCTCTCATACACATAGTCTGGATCATGGCGATCACAAAGTCCTTGTCCGTGTCAAAGGAATCACCTTGGACACGGCCTATGCTCGCTCCCGGACAAAACTCCTTAATTTTATCGACCCATTGATTCGCCAAGAACTCCTTGTGGACGACGATCATGGTCCGGACCTTCAGTTGTGCCGAAAGAGCCAAGGCGACCGTAGTTTTCCCGAATCCACAAGGGAGGGACAGAACCCCACCACCCTTTTCTTTGAATGCAGCGACTCCTGCAGCGAGAGCCTCTGGTTGTCTGGTCGCTTCTCGTAATTTTCCAGTAAAATTGATCCCAGGAGCAGGAGCACAAGGGGGCCGTGTGTCGGCGGGCGGCCGCCCAAACTTGTCGAGGCCATAATACCTGGGAACCAATAGTCCTTCCGGGGCCTTCCTCCAAACTTTGAAGGAAGGGGCGGTAATCCCAAGAGCATTGGTCACTGGTCTGACAGTGAGTTCCTTTTTTATTTCAGGGTTACAATTCTCAACTAAAATTCCACAACGTGAGAGCGTCCCCATCTTACATTTTAATACCGACTATTTTCTAAGTACTTAGTAAATGGCTTCGAAGAAGACGATCGACCAGTGCCTCGCGGATTTCCACGGGTGCATGATGACCAGCACATCGTCCTCGGCTCCAGCGGCCCGCACCGCCTCGGCTCCAGCGGCCCGCACCGCCTCGGCTCCAGCGGCCCGCACCGCCTCGGCTCCAGCGGCCCGCACCGCCTCGGCTCCAGCGGCCCGCGCGGCAGTTCTTTCGACCGGTCAGGCGATTCAGACGGCGATATTGACAATTACGACAAACCCCGCTCCGGCATTAACTACGCAGCCTACCGGAATTACCGCAACTGGTTCGTTCACGTTATCGATCGATATTAACATGACGACGCTGCCAAACGGATCACTGCTACGAGTAATCGGGCAAGGTGCGCACCCCGGACAGCCGGGCCTATGGCTTTTTCCCGCAGGCTCCGGTGGGAACGTCTGGCTTCGTTTCCATGTTGGTAATTCTGCCGTCGACCTTGTGACCGGTACGACGCCTCCTACGTATAATACTTATTACAACATAACGGCCGTTTATAATGCACAGACCCGCAAAGCCACTCTGTATCACAATGGAGTGTTGGCCGGAAGCGCCGATATTGATCCCACCGGTTTCAAACCACCCACACCCGCTATGTTTGGCTGGAATCAACAGAACCTGACCGCCCCGACAGTCAAGGTCAAGAACGTGTACTGGTTCAATAAGGCTATGTCGGCCGTGGAAGTCGCCACCATTTCCCAAGCCTCCGCGGCCCGCACCGCCTCGGCTCCGGCGGCGTCTCAGTACGCCAAGGGCGCACAGAACCGGGCGAACATCGAGAAGGTCCTGAACACCGTACGGGCGAATTGTGTGGACGCCAACAAGAAATTCGCCACTTATATAGATTCGAAGGGTCTGATCGTCGTTCCCGAAACGGCTGCGTGTCCGGTGGGCACGAGTAAGATCGCGGATGGACCCGACTCGCGGCCGATTGCCGGATTCGTCCCGTGCGTCCCGACCGGCAAGACGGCCAAGGACATTCTCCAACCATTCCCGGATGACATTATGAAGGATTTGCAGGCGTGTCAGATGGCCGCCAACGCCCTCACGGGCAAAATAGTCCGCATCGAACGCGCCGACGGCAAGAACGAATACATCAATCTTCTGGGTATAGATGTGTTCGGTAAGAATGGCGCCAAGATTACGGCGACGCCGACGATTGGTCCAACGATATATGCCAATAATCCGACGAACTTTGGTCCGCAGTTTTTGGTCGATGGCGTTCATGCCGAGAATGGACCCGCGGGTCTTCGCCTTCCTCACACTAAGGCGGCGCCGGCCTCTTTTATGCAACTGGATCTCGGAAGCGACAAGGCGATATCCAAGATTGTAATTTACAACAGAACTTCATGCTGCATGGATCGCATCAACGGCTGTGTGCTGAAGGTGATGAACGCAGCCGGAGCGACCGTCGTAACGATTCCACTCACAGGTTCCAAGGCTGTCTACACGTTTAGCGCACCCATCACGAACGGCTCAATGTCGTCGACGTACATGATGGAAGGCTCGCCATTCGTCCTTACGGGATACGGCGGCCCGGGTCCCAACTGGAAGCTCATCCTGACCCTGCTCGTGCTCGCGATCCTGCTTTGGATTTTGGCAAAAAATATGTAAGTCTATGATAAAATGGGCGGAGCCCAGTCGACGGAAGGCGGTGTGAAATTCGACAAGATGACTGGCGCCGTCGCACTTTATCGCACGAGTGGTGACACAAAGACGCTTGATGAGTTCGTACTTAACGATAAGACCGACCTGGGTGGGTTTATAGATTTGGTCCAGAAAAACATGAAAGAGGGGCAGGCGGTGTCGAAGGATTACCCAAAGTCCGTCGGGAGCGTAAATATGGGTAAGGCCGGTCAGGCCGAGGCGGTCGCCGCTGGTGCGGATCTCCCACGGCTGCAGGTTTGGCAAGTCAAGGAACCCGCGGCGCGCGCCGTCGTGTACACGGAAGCGGACGGCAAGTCCCGTTTTCTGTACGTCAACGATCCTGCCAAGATTATCGAGCTCATTCCAGGCGGGTCTAGAATTCAGCAGGTGGCTGTAAAGGCCGTGGTGGCGCAGGAAAAGGTGGTGGCCGTGCGCGATGCCGGTAATCAGAAATTTCAGTGCTTCGCTGAGAGCGTCATATCCGTCGTAACTATGGACCAGCGGAAGCAGATCGAAGACGCCGCGAAAGCATGCATGGCGAAATTCGAAACTCAACAGACTGGAGAGGTTGCGATGAAGAGTATGGAAGCCGCGGCCCCAGCCCCGGCGATGGGAAAGTCGACGTACGCGGCTCAGGGCGTCGTGTACCCTATCGAGGTGGGTGGGTACCCCATGTGGGTCGTCGTCGTGTCGATCGCGGCGATCGTGGCATCTATACTCCTGGCGAAAAAATCTGTGTAAATGTTAATGGTGGCCAATGGAGACGCGACGAAGAGTCCAGCGCACGTCGAGAAGTGTCTGAAGACTCTCCGGTCGTGCGTCGCGAACGCGTCGGATGGTCCATCCACGGCGCCTGCGTCCAGCCGCTCCAACGCCCAGGCGCCTGCGTCCAGCCGCTCCAACGCCCAGGCGCCTGCGTCCAAGCCCGGCAAGTCCAACTACGAGATCGAGGCGTACAATGCCGACGAGGGCGAGGAGACGTACGAGGGCGAGGGAGAGGAGACGTACGAGGCCGAGGGCGAAGAGACGTACGAGGGCGAGGGCGAAGAGACCTACGAGGGCGAGGGCGAAGAGACCTACGTTCTCGAGGGTGCCCCGTACGTTTCGACGGGCATGACGCGCATGGGCGTGTTGGTCCGGATCCTGTTCGCGATCTTCCTGATCCTGTTCGTTCTGTACATGGCTAAACAGGTCTGATCGAACTAAGAACCCAAAAGGTCTCACCATCCCACACTTTTTTATCGACTAAAACTTCGACAGATTCACCCGATTCAAATTCCTGGATCGGGCGAATCCCTTCTACGTGGCACATGACCCGCTTGTATCTCCAGGGAACCTTCGTACGTAGGACGTTGCCAGTGTCTTCCATGCGCAACTCCATGTACTTGCGCCCGTCCCAGTCGTAGAACGCACGGGCGATCGTGGCCCTCATCCCTAACTCTACTTCATAGAATTTTTTTATCAGTACAAATTAGATAGAATGGCATACGACCCGTTGTCAAATTATGACGTCGTCGTGGGCAAGTATAAAT